TCATTAGGGGTTTCCACAGCTCGGCTTAATTGTTTGCACCCAGTCCCCATTGCGGTCTTCGTCATTATCTTGAAGAAGCTTTTTTGGTACTGGCGCCCCAATAAATTTTTACTGTTTTCAATATCTTGCGAAGTAAACGAACTTGAGGCGGGTACTGGTATCATTTTTGTCGCAGGCAACCGCTCCGAAAACGACTCCAGTGTATAAATGCTACCTACATCCCCAATCGTTTGTACGGGAAGAGGTGGGGTACCCTTATAGTTATGCGTGTGTACCACTCTAAGTATTCGAGCGGAGTCAGCGGTTACCACAGGGTCTATTGCCAGTTTGTTTTCAAGACAGACCTGCTTTAGTTTACTCGCTACAGGTTGCCATTCGTCCCTAGTGCATCCCTTGTCCAATACCCAATACACATGTAGCCCACGGCCAGAGTTAACCATAAGCGTAGGTTTTGGTACGCCTGTAGCTTTACAAAAAGCACGCAGCGCTATTAGCGCCTCGGATTGATCTTTGTAGGGTTTGTTTGCACCGCAGTCTAAATCTATAAAGAACGATTTTATTGTGCCTACGTTCTCGGCAGTCCTACCGTTTTTGGGTGTTATGAAAGCGCCTAACGCAAAGTACGAATCAAAACCGTTAGCGTCTAAGCTCAAACTACAATCTGCAAGAGCCTCTATCGAAGTGTGAAATTCCGTAACGTTTTTTTGTTCTTTTGATTTTAATCCAAATGCGCAGTAGTAGCCTTCTTCCCCCAACACCGTAGCCAAAAAATCTTTGGTGTTCATCATTAAATCTCTTAGCAGTTTTTAGGCGGTCAAAGCCCCCCTAGCGGAGGGCTAGCCGTATCTCTATTGCTTTGGTTTAGCGTTGGGACTAGTCGTCCCATTCATCCAGTAGACCGGAAAGGTCTTCGTCATCTTTGGGGGCTTCTGCTTTTTTCTTAGTAACCTTAAGCGTTGGTTCTTCATCGCCATCAGTATCTTCAGCAGCCTCTTCTTTTTTGACGGGGGATTCATTATCCGCAAACAGTGGGGCCTTAGCAATAGCTAAAGGAGCATCTCCTTCCTGTTTTTCTTTTGGAGGGGCAACAGACATTGAGATTAGCTTGTCTGCTTCTTCAGAAATTTGAGCCTCAACAACTAACCTAAGCTCTTTTTCTTCCAACGGGCGCAGTGCCCTAAAGCACAACTTAGGGGTAGAGCTATCCGTATCGAAGCGAATCTCTGTAAGTAGCGAAGAAGCAGCAGCTCCATTCTCATTTAGATGCTGAGCGTAAGCACGCATTGACATCTTTTCCGCAGAAGTAAAACTACCAAATATACTAGTAGCGGGTAGCTGAAGCCCATAGATATGCTTCGAGGTTATGTTGCCATCTGCGTCTGCTAGTACAAGCGCCACACGCTGTTGGAAACGGCACGCCTTACTGTCGCCTTGTCCCGAACCCTTTATGTTTTGCTCGCAGTTATTACAGTCGTCTGCTTGCCTATCGCTAGCGATAACGTCTCCAGAAGGCTTACTAGTGCCTATATCGGGGGACCAACAAGTAGGAGGATTAGACTCCCCCGCAACATACTGTCCTTTATAGAACATGCGGGATACAGGTGCGGCTTTCACAATAACCGCCTTCAATGTGCGAGATTCTAACTCCCCGACTTCTTTACCGTTCACTACTTTACGGAATACACCGCCTCGTATACTTAGCCTACGGCTAGTACCTTTAACACCCCCACCAGTGAGGTTAGTTTCTGGTTGCAGTTTTGCCAGTAATTGTTTGTAAGAATCTGGCATGTTTTCTAATGTTATTAAGTCACTCATCATTTACTCCTAGAGGTCTTCATCTACGTCAAAGTCAACAAAGTCTTCTTCGTCTTCTTCAACATGGGTATTGTTATACGCAAGGTCGCTTACTTCTTCAGAAGGCGTCCCAGCTACTTCATCTTCGTAGATTGGTAGGGCTTCTATCGCTGCCTTTTTGCTTTCGACTTCCCCACCTTTAAGTAAGGCAATGGCTTCTTCCACGTTAAATCTGTAGAAACTTCCAACTTTAATGTACGCACTTTCGGGGAGGATTCCCTGCCGTACCCAACGCCGTATGGTGTTTGTATTACAGGAAAGTTTTTTGGCTAGCGTACTTATCGGGACGTACAGTGCGTCTTCTGCACTCATCTTTTTCTCCTTATAGTAATTGCGTACTCTCGATCTATGTTTAAACCCGGCGGTAATAACTCTGGGTTCTCTTCGAGGAACTGCTTCATATTCCCTTGGTTTATGCGCTTATCCAATAACTCAACTGCTTGATGTTCCAAGATAAATTTATTCATAGAACTCCAGTCGTTAGTGGTATAGCGCGCTTTAATAGAACGGAAGAAGGTACCTGATTCGGTCCTAACCGACTCTACTTCGTTTTCTTTACAGTAATTTAAGAGGGCGCGGCGAATCTTAGTCATTTTTTCTTCTAACTCAGATTCTTTTTCTTGCGCCTCCTTAGCTATTTCTGCTTTCTTATCGCGCATTTTTATGAACACGCGGACTAGCTTATCCACATCTTCTTGTTTACTCACTGTTTTTTCTCCTTGTAAAAACGTTTCTGTTTTGTACCGTTAGTTATTATATTGACCCTTCGTTTAACTTTCAAGTATATCCGTATACAAATCTATCATTTTCGTGTGCACGTCTATCTTTTGGTCGAGTAAGCTGTACACACGTTTCTCTACTGGCGAGCCTTGAAGCTGCACCACGGTGCATGGATGTTTCTGACCCGAGCGGTGTACTCGGGCGTTAGCTTGTGCGTAAGTTTCTAATGACGGTACGGGACCCCACCACACTATGGTGTTAGCTGCGGTTAAGGTCACCCCATGAGCAGCAGCTTGTGGCTGTATTATTAGTACTCTAGGGTTGTCCGTTTCTTGGAACTCTTTGAAGATAGCGGTTCGTTTGTTGGCACTTACGTTTCCATTTATTATCTCGTTGGATATTCCGTCGGCGGTTAGCTTTTCCGAAAGTATCCCTATGACATGCTTGAAAGGTACAAAGACCAATACTTTTTGACTGGATTCGGCAATAACTTCGGAAAGAACTTTGTATCGGTTCTTAACGTCGAACTCAATAGTTTCTCCAGTGTCGCTATAAACCGCCCCACACGATAGCTGCAACAACTTGTTCATATTTACCGCAGCATTAGCGGAACTTATTTCTTCTCCTGCGGCTACCGCCAACATTTTAGTTCTTAATATGTCGTAGTATTTCTTTTGTTGTCTGGTTAGCTCTACTTGACGCTTGGCGTAAGTCATCTCAGGCAAGTCTAAGCACTGCTCTTTGGTAAAGCGGATGGCAGGCTGTAAGGCATTGAAAACTATATCTTTTGACTCTGGCTTGGGTATCCATTTGAATTGAGATATTTTGTGCATAACCAAATCTTTAAAGGCTCCGGCAAACCTCGGTACATTTTGTGGGTTAACTAGCTTAGCCAAACCATAGGCGTCCACAGGCGATTGAGCTGCGGGTGTACCTGTCATCATCCACAACCATGTGGTTGGAGTTACCAAAGAGTTAAGTACTTTCCACCGTTTAGATTGGGTGTTATTATAATGCGTAGCTTCATCCGCAATAATTAAATCAAAGCCGCTCTCCGCAATCGCATCTCGAACTATCTCTACTCCGTCGTAATTTATAATTACATACTCCGAGTTACCTCTGATTATAGCTTCTCTTTTCTTTCGCTCCCCATGCGCGATGTCAACTGTACGGTGCATAGCAAAGCTAAACAGGTCTGCACGCCACGCAGAATCCATAATGGATAATGGACAGATTATGAGTACGCGGCGAATAATCCCTTGAGACATAAGAAAATCCGATGCCCATATAGATGAAGCTGTTTTGCCAGTGCCTTGCTCGTTAAAACAAAACGCTCTTTGGTTCATCGTAAGAAAGGCTGCGGTAGTCTTTTGGTGTTCGAAGGGCTTGTGTAGTCCAGTCCACCCATAGCGTCCAAGAATAGGCGAGGGTACTTGTTTAATGTTTAAGTTTCTTAAGACTCA